ACACAGGGGGCTGCAGTTCATCGCGACTAGAACGGACAACTCGGGATAGTTGACTATTAACTATCTGTGAGGCAGCTATGGATGGAATTTGTATTACTGGTTACGGCGGGAAATACACAATATTCCCGGATGGAAATGTTGTTCGGAACCCGAGCAAATATCGAAAAACAACCATGACGCTAAAGCCAAAAAAAGGAAGATACCTACGCGTTGCTTTGTACGGAGCATCTGGAAGGCGTGAGTTTTCAATCCACAGGCTTGTCGCAATGCATTTTGTCCCAAACCCACTCAATCTTCCATGGGTTAATCACATTGACGGGAATACGCACAACAACAGGGCGAGCAATTTGGAATGGGTGACGCCATCTGAAAACGAGATTCACTCAATCGCGGTTCTGGGCAGGGTTCGGAATACCCAAAAGCAAAGAAGCGCCGCATCACTTTGCGGAAAGAACAAGCGGAAGCTATCCATGGAAGACGCTGAACATGTTCGACAACTATCGCGCACAGAGCCGAGAAAGTTGTTGGCAAAACGATTCGGAGTATCCCTGAGCGTTATTGATTGTATCGTAACTGGAAAGCGCTACAAGCAGAAAGAAGAGATGCAAATATGAATTTGACCGCCGAGAACTATTTTTCGCAGGAAGCCAACCGCGCCTATTTCAGCGTAAGCCAATTCAAGTCATTCCTGGATTGTGAGGCTATGGCTCTGGCTGAAATCAGCGGCGAGTACCGGCGCGAAGAAACCACGTCGCTGCTGGTTGGTAGCTACGTGGATGCGCATTTCAGCCGGACGCTTGACCTGTTTCGGGCACAGCACCCCGCCCTGTACACACAAAAAGGTACGCTCAAGAGCGAGTTCCAGCAGGCCGAGGAGATCATTGCCCGAATTGAGCGCGATCATCTCGCCTCGCTGCTGCTGGAAGGGGACAAGCAAACGATTCTGACGGGAGAGATCGAGGGCGTTCCGTTCAAGTGCAAGCCGGATATTTTACTAAGCCCCGTCCAGTGCGCCGCGATCGCCGCAGAGTTCCCCGACATGAGCGAGCTAATGCTATCAGGCGGGGCGATTGTCGACATGAAAATCATGCGCGACTTCCAACCCCTGTACCGCGATGGCGAGGGGAAACTGAATTTCATCGACTTTTGGAAATACGATTTGCAGTTGGCCTATTACCAGCGTTTGGTTGCCCAACATAACGGCGGTGAGCTTTTCCCGTGCTACATCCTTGCGGCGACCAAGGAAAAAGTTCCGGACATTGGACTTTTCCGGCTCCCCCAATCGCAACTGGATACGGCCTATGAAATCTATACCGAGCGACTGCCCCGTGCCGTTGCGGTAAAAAACGGCTCCGAGCTGCCCGAACGGTGCGATGAATGCGATTACTGCAAGCAAACCAAAGTGCTCACCTGTGGGCAGTATTTGGGGGACTGGGCGTAATGCAGAAGGTTGTGCAGGTGGACACGCGCGAGCAAAAAAACCACGTCACGCGCTACCTGAACGCCCGCAACATCCCCAACGTGCGCTGTAAAGTTTACGTTGGGGATTATACCCTGCTAGGCGATCAGAGCGTTTGCGTCGACCGCAAACAGCACTTGCAAGAGGTTTGCGGCAATCTATGCCAACAGCATGTAAGGTTCCGCGCCGAACTGGAGCGGGCAAGGGCGGCTGGAATCAAAATGGTAATCCTGATCGAACACGGCGGCGAGATCAAAACGCTTGCAGACGTTCGCGGCTGGGAGAACCCGCGCCTGAAAACCTCGCCACTGGCAATGTCGGGCGAGGCGATGCACAAGCGCATGGTAACAATTCAAAACAAATATGGCGTTGAGTGGATGTTTTGCCGGAAAACTGAAACCGGGGCTAAAATCTGTGAACTGCTTGGGATTGAAACACAGGAGGGATGAAATACGAACAAACTTACGATTATAGGCAATTTGGTTCGTGACCCGGAAACCAGAACCGTACAATCAGGAAATACGGTGTGTACGTTCACGGTTGCCGTAAATCGCCGAAAAGTATCGCAAAACCCGAACCAGCCCGAAGCCGACTTCTTCAAGGTTTCTGCTTGGGATAAGCTTGGTGAGAACTGCCAGAAATACCTAGCCAAAGGCCGAAAGGTTGCGGTTATTGGCGCGGTATCGGTCAGCAGTTACGAGGCCAAAGACGGAACCGGGAAACGTTTCTCGCTGGACATTCGCGCCGAGGATGTTGAGTTCCTGTCTGCAAAATCTGATGCGGCGGCACCGACTTACAGCGACGCGAAGGAGCCAAGCGCGGCAGATGGGTTCACCGAGGTTGCCGACGATGACTTGCCGTTTTGAGGATAGCGTATGACCCGCAAAGCTGACGCGATCAAGGAGCGCGTGACAGTCAGACAGGCCGCAGAAATGTACGGACTTCCGTTCGACCGGGCGGGGTGGGCGAAATGCCCACTCCACTCCGACCGCCGTCCCAGCCTTATGCTGTATGACGGGGCGCGGGGTTGGCACTGTTTTCAGTGCGGGGCGGGTGGTAGCGTGATTGATCTGGTGATGGCGCTCAAAAACATCGCTTGCGACCAGGCTATGGTGCGGCTGGATTCTGACTTTAACCTTGGCATTGTTGGACGCAAACCAACACCTTACCAGCGAGCGCTAGAAGCCCATCAGGAGCGGCAACGCCGGGAACGTGCGCGGCTGGATGCAATCAATCAGGAACGCGCAGAAGCGGAATATGACGCGGCATTCCGCTGGTGGCTGGTGCTGCGGCGCACAATCGACCAATTCCGACCGCGCGACCCGGCGCAGGATTTTAACCCGCTGTGGGCATACGCTCAACAGCACATCAACGCGGCATACGATACAGTTTGCCGCACAGAGGATCGGGTGAAAATGTGGAAGAACCAAGCAAATCAAACGTCCGCAACCTTGTGCCCGAATGGGAACATGACGACTTCCTGACGAACGCCCCACTGGAATGGCTGTATGCGTTTCACAGCGACCCGGTCAAGCAGCGGCAAATGCTTGTGCTGGTGACGGAAAAAGCCGCATCCGTTGGCATCAAATCGTTTCGCGCCATATGGACGGACTACCTGAAACAACTTCGGGCGACACGGGAAGACCCGGAGGATCACGTTACGCAGTTTGAGGGGCAGCCGATCGAACTATCGTGCGGCATATACGCCTGTTCCGATCTAGGGATATACGGCGTAAATAACTACGGCACTGTCGACGTTTGCACCCACCCAATCATGCCGGTACGTAGGCTGATTAACATCGATACGGGCGAGGTCAAGCAGGAAATCGCATACAGGCGCGGCAAGCGGTGGCGAACGGTTATCTTCGACAAACAGACCCTATCCAGCGCACAGAAGATTGTCGGCCTGTCCTCCTACGGCATCGGCGTAGACAGCGAGAACGCAAAGGATATGGTGCGCTACTTGTCGGCAATGGAGAATCTGAACTATGACCAGCTACCGGAAGCGTCCAGCGTTGGGCGGCTAGGCTGGGTGGAGGGACACGGATTCAGCCCATACGTGGATAACCTGGTCTTTGATGGCGACGATAAATATCGGCACATGTTTAACAGCGTTTGCGCTCACGGCAAACTGGATGCGTGGATGGATGTTGCCAAGGCGGTTCGGGCGGGAAACAGTATTGTTGCCCGGTGCATGTTGGCGGCAAGCTTCGCCAGTGTACTGGTCGCCCCGATGGACGCGCTGCCCTTCATGGTGCATGTTTGGGGCGGTGCGGGCGCAGGAAAAACCGTCGGCCTGATGCTTGCAGCCAGCGTGTGGGCGGCTCCAAGCGTGGGCGACTACTGCAAGTCGTTCAACTCGACCGACGTTGCCAGCGAATTACAGGCGGCATTCTGTGGCAACCTGCCCTTGTGTCTGGATGAATTGCAGGTGCAGAAGGAACGCAAGGACTTTGACAAGTTGATTTACATGTTGTGCGAGGGCGTAGGGCGCAATCGTGGCGCAAAAACAGGCGGCTTGCAACGCACACCCACGTGGCGCAACTGTACGATCAGCACGGGCGAACAACCAATAACCAACGGCAACAGCGGAGCGGGCGCGGTCAATCGCGTGATCGACCTAAATTGCGGGGACGAAAAGCTGTTTGAGGATCCGCGTTCGGTCGTGGCAATTCTGACGCGCAATTATGGCCACGCGGGGAAAAAATTCGTTGCCGCACTGTCAGACGAAACTACGCTTGAAACGGTGCGCAACATCCAGCAGGCTATGTATGAGCAACTTTCCGGGAAATCGACAGACAAACAAGCTCTTGCCGCATCCCTGATTCTGACCGCCGATGCGGTTGCCGAAATGGTGCTGTTTGAAGATGGGAAATCCCTGACGGTTTCCGACATTCTCCCCTTTCTGACCACCAGCGCACAGGCCGACGCGAACCGACGGGCATATAACTGGCTGATGGACACGATAGCCAGCAATCCGGGACGGTTTCAGACGAACAATTTCAACGAGTACGTCGGGGAATGCTGGGGCGCGGTCAGCGAACAAGAAGGCCGGGCGTACATCATCAAGAGCGTGTTCGACCGGCTGATGGGCGATGCGGGGTATAGTGCGGAATCGTTCTTGAGTTGGGCAAAACGGCAGGGATTGCTCAAATTATCCGGTGGACATAACACGATTTTAAAGCGGATAAAGGCTTTGCCCGTTGCCATGCGATGCGTCGCGATCACGACCAATCAGGACGAGGAAGGCGGAACAATCGTTGACAATGATGTGTAATCTGGTCATTGTAACCGCCTGTAACCGCCTAAAATTGAATGCGGTTACTCTGAAATCCTTATGGCATAAGGTTTGTAACCGTGTAACCGCCTGTAACCGCCTTTTTGATACACATATATACTACGTGAAAATAAAACTGACGGAATCAATTTATTTTCTCTCGCGCGTAGAAACAAAAAATAGGCGGTTACAGCGGTTACAGCGGTTACAAGTCAATAAAGTAAAGGGTTTCGAAAACGGGCAAGCGGTTACAAAAGCGGTTACAGGCGGTTACAAAACGCGCAAAATCATGCGCGTAGAGACGGAAAGGACGGAATTGTATGACGCTTAACGAATACCAGTCACTTGCCCAGCGTACCAGCGGTAACGCGCTGCCGAGCAACAAGATCGAGAACGGTATCCTCGGTCTGTCCGGTGAAACTGGCGAGTGCGCAGACATCTACAAGAAATACATGTACCAAGGTCATGAGTTTGACCGCGAAGCGATGATAGCGGAATTGGGTGACGTGCTCTGGTACGTCTCGGAACTGGCTTCGGGGCTGGGCGCAACGCTGGAAGAAATCGCGGAGAGGAACATTGAAAAACTGTACAAACGGTACCCAGACGGGTTTGCGACCGAACGAAGCGTGAATAGGGAGGGTTGACGATGGAACATAACCAGATCACCAAGGAATGGATAGACCAGCAGCGGGAAAACATACAAAATGCCCATCGCCCGTTTTCTCCACAAAGGGAGACCGCAAGGGAGAGAATCATATTCTCCACCCACGAAACCAGCATTAACGCACTGGAAGACAGCCTGAAGCGAGAGGCCGATAAGGACACGGAGATTGCGCGGCTGAAACGCTCGCTATCTGCTTCAAGGGCGTTTGGATCAAGGCTTGAAAATATCATTGGGAAGCGCAGGAAGGCCATTCTGGTTGACGCGCTACATTTCACAAACGCCGAGAATATCCGCCTGACCGCCGAGCGGGACGCGGAGAAGAAGCGGGCGGATGTAGCAGAGCACAAAATCTATGAAATTGCACACACTGGTTTATGCGGGGTGTGCGAGCAAAGTTTTTCTGTTTGTGATGGTCATGCACAAGAATGTGGAGAAGGATGCCCGCTAGTAAGTCTATTCGTTTGTGGAAACGTTTACGGCGGGATCGATCCAGATGAACCGTGCGTTTCAACAATCGACGCGCCCACCGGCGCAGAAAGCGAGGGAGCAGAATGAGCAAGTGGAGAAAGAAGCCTGTCGTGATCGAGGCTTTTCTCTGGACGGGCGGCCCAGACCAAACGGAGGACCCTGAATGGGTTATTGACGCGATGCACGCGGGGATTGTATCGTTTGAAAGCGTTGGGACGAAAGACTGCACAATGCTGATTCACACACTTGAAGGCACTATGCGAGCGAACCAAGGCGATTATGTTATACGGGGTGTTAACAAGGAAATTTACCCATGCAAGCCGGACATATTCGAAAAGACCTATGAGAGGGCGGAAAGCGAGGGAGCCAGATGACTGAAATAGGGCAAGCCGCCAACAAGCTAGTTGACGCAGGGGTCGCAATGCTCCCGTTAGTTGGGATAATAACGACCGTCGCGTTTGCGGTCGTTGTGACAGTATTGCTTATCATGTTGCGGGTTGTGCATGACAGGCGCAGAAAGTGAGGCCGCCCATGTCGAATGACTTCATCAGCCGGGAAGCGTTGGATGAATTGATGTCAACAATTGAACTACCAGAAGAAAGATACAGAGGCGACGAGAGTAATCGTGATATGTTTTTCATGGGCATAAACGACGCATGGGAAGCCATTGATCGGTTACCTGCCGCTGACGTTTCTCCGGTAGTCCGATGCGGAGAGTGCATACATAGGGTCAACATGGAGCACAGCATGGATAACAAAGAGATTTGCTGTGGACGAATGGCAATGAGGGTTATGGCTCTGGATGATTATTGCAGCCACGGTGTGCGCATTGACGGAGGAAAACACCATGCCGAATGAGCTGAACCCGTGCGTGAAGTGCGGAGGGAAACCCTTCCGCGAAAATGGCTGTAAAGATGATCGTGAGAACGATTTTTGGACGATGGCAAGAGTTTATTTTTGTACGTGCGGGAAGTGCGGTAACTACGAGTATGGGTATACCCGTAAAGATTCCGACGCGGCATGGAACGCCGCCAACCCGAAGGAGAGTGCACCAAGTGAGTAAGCATGACGCTATAATTGTTGTCTTGTACGGATGGCTATTCCTGATTGCCATTATTGTAATTTGGAGGACAATGAAATGAGTGACGAACGCAAGCCGGTGATATGCCCGTGGTGCGGGTGGGAAATGGTTGCCAGAGAGGGGCAAGACATCTTTCATGGGAAGTATAGCGCATACGTGTGCGATGTGTGCGAAGCCGTTTCGCCGATTGCCTATTCGGAAGATGCCGCCTACGCCGCCGCAAACGCCACCCCGCCGAACAGGCCGATGGATTATAAAACGATCTACAACCTGACGGATAGAGAACCAGTGTGGAGAGTTGACAAGGATGATGATGTGATTGTGCTTGGTGGGTACAACGCATGGAGAAAATACGACGCTGTAAGATACTTGTACTTTGCCGCCAACCCATCACCCGCCGACATCGATGCGGCGAGAAAGGAGGGCGACGCATGAACGAGCAATTTCTAGCCGCAGCCGTTGTTGAACAAGCCGTCACAGATTGGAAATGGGCGATAGCTCCAACCAGCCCGCAAAAAAAAGACTTTATCGGGGCTGTGTGCGCGAAGCGAACACGGTTGAATGAACTGCGCAGGTTCTTAATGGGAAATAACGCGGATCTGTTTAGCGGCGGACAGGCAAAAGCCATCCTAGCCATGCTCGAGAAAGAATACATGGCCTCGAAAGGACGATTACAGATCGAGGCATACGAAAGGGGCGAGATCGGTTGAAACCACGCGAAACGCTTGAACTGTGTCGCTCTATGGCGCAGGAATGCGCGAAAATCGCGGAACTGATCGAGATAGCCGAGAAACGCATTCCAATGGGGCCTAGCGCGTCCGTGTCGGTCGCCTTGCGCGATACACCGCGCGGAGGGAATGACGCGACTACGGCGGCAATACAGCGCATTGACGGGCTGGAAGAATGGTATCGTCGCGATCATGCCGAATTGGTCATGCTGGTGGAGCAGGTGGAGGGTATCATCGCCGTATTGGAAGAATGGGCGCGGAAACTGATACGCTCGTACTACATCGACGGGAAAACGGATGCGGAGGTGGCGGTGCTGATGGGGTGGAACTTCCGGCAAACCGCGCAGAATAAACGTTCTGACGCGCTCGCTCTGATCGAATCAAACGCTTGACATTGCACCCCTTGACAGGTATAATGGTAGTGGTTAGAAGTGTACAAAATAAAAGGCGCTCTTGCTGTAAACAGCAGGGGCGCTTCTCAATGCAATCATTTACAGGAGGGCGACCATGAGCGCACGCGATCAACTGATAGAGCTGCGTAGCCTGCGCATACAGGCCGCCGCACACCATGCAGACGCATCCGAGTACCTTGCACGCGCCACGCATGGCACCAGCTCCAAACGCGCGACCGCCACGGGAGGCACGGGGCGTTGCCCCCTCACAGATTACGCAGAGCGGCACGCTAAGGCGCTTGGACAGTACCGGGATAGTGCGGCTAAGGCTAACGCGATATGGACGCGTGTACGGCCTTTGCTGACCGTCTACGATTATGACACGCAATGCGTGATCGAGCTGTATTACAACCAGGCGGCAGATATGCAGGACGTGGCAAGGGCGGTCAAACGGTCGCTTGTGGCGTGCGAACGGATGCAGGCGCATGTGTGCTTGACTATAAGGGCAGAAGAATAAAAGCAAGCTATAGCGGGGGTGGCGGTAGAGTGTGGCAGACTGGTTAGCGATTAAGGCGGAGTACATCTCCACCGGCATTAGCCTGCGCGATCTTGCTGAAAAACACGGTGTTTCATTTTCGTCTTTGGGGAAAAAGGCGATGCGTGAACGCTGGAAGGACGAACGCACGGAAACAGGCAACAAAGTGGCTACAAAAGTGAAACAAAAAATTGTTTCCGTTTCTGTTGCCAAGGAAGTAGACCGCCTGACCCGCTTGCTTGGAGTTGGTGACCTTCTGACGGATAAGCTCGAACAGTCGGCGAAGCAACTTGGAGCGTATACGATTCTCAAGCGCAAATGCGAGCACGTTATCGAGGACGATAACGGCGATCGGCGATTGGTAGAGGACACCGAGGAGATCGCGGTGCCGTGCGAAGCTGTTGTCAACGCGGCCGATGCAAAGCGCATTGCTTCCGCGCTGAAAGACCTACACGAAATTGCAAAAGGCAACGAACAGGGCGACGGGAAGGACACCGAGGATTTGACCCCGCTCGCATCTCTATTAGGTGAGCCGCATGAGTAAGACCGCTACCATCCGCTGGGGGGCATTTAGCGAGAAGCACCGACGTTACATCCACAACGCCAAAGATGCGCGAATGGCTGTTGCGGAGGGCGCTATCAGGTCGGGAAAGACTATTGACCACTGTATTCTGGCTGCTATGTACCTTGAACTTACGCCCGACAAATATCACCTTGCAACCGGCTCAACTATTGGCAACGCAAAACTCAACATAGGCGTGTGCAACGGCTTCGGGTTGGAGAACCTGTTCCGTGGGCGCTGTAAGTGGGGCAAGTACCGCGATAACGAGGCGCTTTTTTTATACACGCAAACAGGCGAAAAGGTTGTTGTGTTCGCCGGTGGCGGAAAGGCTGACAGTTACAAGCGCATATTGGGCAACTCTTACGGCTTATGGATTGCAACAGAGATCAACGAGCATTATGACAGCAACGACAGCCGTACCAGCTTTATCAAGGTCGCAATGGGGCGGCAGTTGGCGGCACAGAAGCCCTATACCCTGTGGGACTTGAACCCAAGCCCGCCGCAACACCCGATATACGCCCAGTACATTGACGAATACCTGCATAACTTTGTCGGCAAGTACGTTTACGAGCATTTCACGATCTTCGACAACGCCACAGTAAGCGAAGAACAGCGCAACGCTGAAATTGCGAAGCGCAAGCCCGGCAGCGCGTGGTATCGCCGTGACATATTAGGCGAAAGAGCCGTTGCGGAAGGGCTGATTTACTCACAGTTTGCGGATGAACCGAAAAACTATATTGTCACCCGCGACTGGCTGCAATCCCATCCGCTTCAAGCCGTTACAATCGGCGTTGACTTCGGCGGTATGGGTTCAGGCCACGCATTTTCATGCACGGGGTTTGAGCGCGGCTACAAGTCTCTTATCACGCTGGCCGAGTGGTACCACAACCCGAAAAAAACAGGCCGGACGCTTGACCCGCACCAGATCGAGGCGGCTTTCGTGGATTTCGCCCGGATGTGTGTGCAGGAATACGGAGCGCGAATAGCCTACTGCGACAGCGCGGAAACGGCGATGATGCAAGGGCTGCGCAATGCCGTTGTGCGTGAGCACATTCCCGTTGTTGTTGAGAACGCTCGCAAGGGTGCGATCAACGACCGCATTCGCTTTCTGTGCCGTATGATGGCGGCTGGGAGGTATCACATCATGGACGGTTGCAAGCACACCATAGAAGCGTTAAGCACCGCTGTATGGGACGCAAAACACACCACCGAGGACGTGCGCCTTGACGATGGTACAACCAACATTGACAGCCTGGACGCGACCGAATACAGCTTTGAACCATTCATAGAGGGCATGACCTACGGAGGGCAGGGGAGGGTGAACACTTGAACGGTGACAACGGCAACATGATTGAGAAGTGGCTAGAAAAGCAGGGCTATCGGCTGATTGACAAGGATTTTCGGCAGTACATCCAAGCCGCCCGCGAATGGTTTGAGGGGCATTGTCCCGACTTTCATGATTACAAGGTGCGCGTCCAGAAAGTGCAAAGGCAGCTCAAACGCTATTCGCTGGGCGCGGCAAAGATGGTTTGCGAGGATTACGCCACGCTGTTGCTTAATGAAAAGGTGCAGATCAACGCGGACGGGTTTACCGCCCTGCCAGATTTGCTGCGCGACAACCGTTTTTTCGAGCGCGGCAATCGCCTGATTGAATGGGCTTTCGCGCTTGGTACTGGCGCAATGGTGGAGTTCCTGGACGAGGACGGCTCCCCCACCATTGATTACATCCGTGGCGACCTGATTTATCCTTTGAACTGGGATGGCGATAACATCACCGAGTGCGCCTTTGGTTCCCGGCGCGTACTGGGAGCCAAAAAGGACGCGGGCGAGGGCTATTACGTGCAGGTGCATGAGCGGAGGGGCGGCATGTACTACATCCGCAACGTGTGGCTGGACGCGGAGGGCAAGGAAATGGCAACCCCGGAAGGTGTGGAGCCTGAAAGCGGGCCGTTCCCCGTCCCCCTGTTTCAGATCATCCGGCCTAACACGGTCAACAGCAAAGACCCTGACAGCCCTATGGGCATGAGTATCTACGGCGCGGCTATCGACCAGCTCAAGGCGGTTGACTTGGTTTACGACAGCTATGTAAACGAGTTCCAGCTCGGCAAGAAGCGGCTCATGGTACCTATGTCGTTCACTCAACAGGCGATGCAGGACGATGGCACTTATTCCCCCATCTTCGACCCAAACGACCTGATTTACAACGTGTATCAGGTTGGGGACAACTCTACGGATAAGTTGCAGCCGGTCGACATGGAACTGCGCGCCGAAGCGCATGAGCAGGGCTTACAGCGCATGATCGACCTGCTGTCCAAGCGTTGCGGGCTGGGCACTGGACGCTTCAAGTTCGACCGTGGTGCGGCTCAAACGGCGACGCAGGTCATCAGTGAGGATTCCGACCTGTACCAGAGCGTAAAGCGTCATGAAAAGCCGCTGGAACGCGCCATTATTGGCATGGTTCGGGCGTTGTCTGCATTGTCAGGTGGAAATCCGAATCTTGACGTGACGGTAGAATTTGACGATTCCATTTTCGAGGACACGGGAACGACCATTGCGCGGAACATCCAGCTCGTGACTGCCGGGTTGCGATCGAAAAAGGCCGCGATCATGGAAATTGCCGGGTGTGACGAGAAGGAGGCCGAAAAGCGCTTGCAGGAAATCGCGTCCGAACAGATGATCGAACCGGCAAGCGTGGATGCAATGTTTTCGCAGGGGGAGGCGGGTCAGAATGGCTTGCAAACCCAAGGGCGGTAAAAAGGGCGGCGGTAAGAAGTGATTAGTGATTATTCCGCGCCTATCCGTGACGTATACAGCCGATGCGTTGACCTGCTGATACAGAACATTGCCCGGCATTTTCCCTTCGAGGCGCTGACCGGCAATTACTCTTTTCAGTGGGAAACCATGAAACTGGCTGAATTAGGCCAACTTCGGCGTGAAAACCTTGCAATTATCGCCCGGACGATCGGCGACCCGTCCGGCATGACGGAAATCGCGCTTGAAAAGGCCATGACCGACGCGCTGAAACGCGGGAAGCCGGAACTGCTGGAGGCGGTAAAGGCGGGGATGCTGGAGGCCGGTGCGCCTGCCGAAATGAGCGCATCTATGCAGGGCATCCTGCGCTATTACAGCGGACAGGCTGCAATTCAGGCCAACCTCGTGAATACGGTCATGCTGTCTGACAGCCTGAACGGCTTTCGGCGCGTGATAGCTCGCACGGCAGCCGCTCAAAGCTTCCTGCGTGACGTTGCGCAGGGTGCGTTAAACACCGCCACAGGGCAGGTTGTAACGGGCATCAGCAGCTTACAATCCGCTGTCAGGGATTCGTTGCGGCAGATGGCACAGGAGGGCATCAGGGGCTTTATCGACAAGGCAGGGCATAACTGGTCGCCGGACGCATACGCCGAAATGGACATCCGCACCACGGCGGGAAATGTCGCACGTGAGGCAGTATTCCAGCAAAATAAGGAGTTTGGCGTTGATACCGTGATTGTTCCGGTTCACGCGGTCGCCCGCCCTGGATGCGCCCCTTATCAGGGTTGGGTAATCTCCATGAGCAACCAGAGCGGGATTACCACAGACGCAAACGGCGACCGGGTACAGGTGCATCCTGTGCGGGCAACTACCTACGGGCAAGCTGATGGATTGTGGGGAATTAACTGCTCGCACCAGCCAGACCCATTTATCCCCGGTTGGAGCGAGAGCAAACGACCGATCGAATCCGTCGAGGTCAGTGACCGATATGAAGAAACCCAAAAGCAACGCTACCATGAGCGCGAAGTAAAACGATGGAAACGCGTCGCGCTGGCTGCGGACGCTTCCGGCGACACTGACGCATTCCGGGAAGCAGCCGCCAAGGTGAAGCAGAAACAAGCCGCGCTAAAAGCCTACTGCGATAAAACCGGACTTCCATTTTCTAGTGACAGGATACAGGTTTTCGGGTATAATAAGAGTGCGTCCGGAAAGGCAACGGTGGCAGCCCGGAAACCGGTCATTAAGACTGCAGGCGGTACGCCGGTAACCCTCGTGAAAAAGACGGACATACACGGTGTGCCGAACAGCGTGACGCAGGAAACGGTTAAAAAGGGCGGCATCAATCGCAATTTTTATGGCGCGGATGGCAGGCAGGAGCGACAAGTCAGTAATCACGACCACGGGAATACGGTGGAAAGCAAGCTCGGGAAGCACGGAGAGCATGCGCACGATTATCACTGGGACGGGGGTACCCTGATCAGCAGGCCGTCTCGTGAACTGACCGAAGCCGAAAGAAAGGAGAACGACGATATTCTATGAATGCACAGGATTTGCAAGCCTTGATTGATTCCTTAGCGCGAGATATTGAGTTTACGTACGCCGGGAAAGTTGGAGCAATTTGCCCTTATAGCAGACAGGACATCGCCGTTACCTTTGATGGGCAGTCACGTAGGTATCAATCCAGTGATGCTTTGATGCGCGACCCAATTTATTTGGGGGCAGCCTTGGCAGATATAGCCCCGAAAGTGGAGATCGATTAAACCGCCAAGCGTAAGCAAGGCGGTTTTTCTATTCCCGAAAGGAGCGCGAGCATGAAACTGAAACTAAAAACCCCACAGGGCGAAATGCAACTGACCGTTACGCAGGGCTTTGTCGGCACGGCAGAAGTCGCGACAGACGGGGGCGTGGTGTTCAGTCTGTTCCCAGCTGATAGCGAACCTATTGAACCAGACGAAAAGCCCGACGGGTTTGTCGGAGATTAACACAGAATCAAGCGCTTTCGGGCGCTTTTTTCATGCCCCTACGCGGTATGGCATTAAACTGGCGCGAAATAAGGCATGCCGTGGGCGCAATGCGCATTCGGTGGGCTGATGGAGGGTAAATTCATGGAAAACAATCATAAAATCCCGCTCAATCTACAGTTTTTTGCGGACGCTGCGGACGCTGCCGATACCGGCGCGGATACTGCGGACACTGAAACCCAATCGACCGAGCAGGATACCGCAACGGCTGATCTTAACCGCATGCTTGCGACAAACGCCGCACTTCAAGCGCAGTTCGACAAGAAAATCGAAAAGGCGTTGAAAACCGCTAAATCCAAGTGGGATAAAGATCAGGCGCCGAACGCCGAAGCCGCGCAGAAGCTTGAAACGTTTATGGCAACTATGAACGCACGCGCCATTGCCGCCGAGGTTAAGTCCACAGGCGCGGACTATGGCCTTGTAAACGTGGATGCCGCGCTCAAACTGATGGACAACAGCAAAATCAAGGTTGCCGATGACGGAACGGTAACGGGCGTTAAAGAAGCTCTTGACGCTCTGAAAACAACTATGCCTTTCCTGTTCGGAGCGACGCAAAAGCCCGGCGCGATGGCGCAAAGGGTGAGCGGCGCGGCTCCGTCTACGCTTACAGGCGTGGAGGCAAGCTTCTACGCCAAGAACCCCGGCTTGAAAAAGCCTGAATAAACAAAGGAGGCCACATAGATGGCACATACCGCACAAGAACGATACTCTGATATGGTGCTCGCCAAGGTTCGCGCCGAGCTGGTGCTCAAGGACGGTACCGTGTTCAATAACGACTACGAGGGCGACCCCAAGGCGGGCGCGGTCAAAATTCCCCAGCGTGATACCGAGGTCGCCGTAAGCGATTACGACAAGGCTAACGGCATCAGCGCCGCCACCGGCTCCACCGCTTATGTAACCCTGACCATCAACAAGGACAAGGGCGTGAACGAGATTATCGACGGATACGATGCTGACGCTGTGCCCGATAACCTTGTGGCCGACCGACTGGACAGCGCGGGATATGCGCTTGCCAAAACCATTGACACCGACGGCGCTACCGAGCTTCTGGGCGGCGGCACGATGGTCGGTATTACTACCGTAACGAAGGATACCATCTATGCCGACATCGTAGACCAGCGCGTCGCGATGAACAAGGCCAACATTCCCGCCGATGGGCGCTACCTGCTCGTTACCCCCGACTACATGGCGTACATCCTCAAATCCCCTGAATTCATTTCTGCGTCCAGCCTGGGCGATGGCGTAAAGCAGACCGGCTCCGTTGGCCGCATCGCGGGTTTTGATGTGTACGAGTGGAACGACAGCACCGCTAACCTGCTGGGTATTTTCGGGCATCCCCGGTTTGCTACCCGCGTGAACGAATGGCAGGTTCCTATAAAGCTGCAGAACCTTGACGCTTCCGGCCAGTACATCGGCGCGAGCGCCGTACAGGGGCGTATGGTGTACGCCCACAAGGTGCTGCGCTCCGCTGGTGTGCGCTGTGTGTACGCCACATCTTCGCTGGCCCTTGTCGCCGCCGCGCCCACTACGCTGGGCAAAACCAAGCTGACTGTGACTGACGCTGCGGGCACTGCCACCAGTTATAAGTACGTTGTCAACCCGACCGCCCGACAGGTGTACGGCGCAGTTGCAGCGGGTACTGCGCTGACTTCCGGCACAACCGAAATCGCTGTTACCGCCGGTGACGTGATTGAAGTTGTCGGCATTGCGTCCACCAAGGTCGTGTCCGTCGGCTATCATACCGTCGTGACCGCCGACATTGGCACCGGGGCGTAATGTACCTAACGGCTGAACAGTACGCAACCTATACCGGGGAAGCCGCACCGTCTGACTTTAACGCTTGCTTGGATATGGCCGAAAGCCTTGTTGATCTGCATACCCTGAACTTTTACGCGCAGGTGAGCGTTTCGGCGCTCCCTGCCGTGGTTCAGAAGTACCTTCAACGGGCGGTAGCCTATCAGGTGCAGGCTATCAGTCAGGCGGGCGGCATAGCCGGTATGACGGAGCCGCACACGCAAAGCGCAAGCGTCGGGAAAGTGAGCTATTCAATGGCTGCTCAACCGGCGCTTTGCGCCCCGGCGGCGCTGTGCATTCCGTTTCTGCTGTCCTACGCGAGGGGGTACGGAGCGTGATACCTATTCAGCCCTCTATGCTGATTCACGCGGCGACGCTGCAAAATTCATCGTCTGACCGCGACCAAAACCGTACCTATACGACAGTGGACGCACTCACGCGGGTACGCATGGAGCCAACCAGCAAGCAGGTAATAACGGCCACAGGGGCACAGAAACAGCTATCCGCGTTGCTGCTGTTTGATGTGCGCAACAGCCGCCCGGCAGGAACCACCTTTGCGGTAGGGCAGTACATCCTGTGGAACGGCAGCGAGTACCGCGTTGAAACCGTTGATGCCCTGTATGACAGGCGCAAACTGCACCATTACGAGGTGGGGCTAAGTGGCTAATAAAATCCGCGTGGAAGTCAATTCCGCGCAGGTTGCCGGACGCGTGCAATCTCGCTGGAAAGCGGGAAGGTATCGATTGTGCGCCGTGATTCGGGACGATTGCAACGAGTATGTGCGCATATACAAAAACACGTTGCGCAATAGCAGCCTTTCCGCGTCACGGCTGGCTGACGGGCTGATTATCTGGAACACGCCATATGCCCGCCGGGTGTATTACACCGGCACACCACGGACAACTGTCAACCCCAACGCCAGCTTACAATGGTGCGAGAAAGCCAAGGATGCGCATCAAAAAAAGTGGCGTAAGATGGCCGCAGAAATCGTAGGAGGCGAGTAAATGAGCATCCAACAGCAGATTATGGACGCGATTGCCGCCCTGATCGATGCGCGGAACAACTACGCTACCATCGTTTATGGCGCATTGCCAGCGACCAACGGCCTGTGTATGGCGGCTTCGACCGGCAGCGCGGATGAAGTCACGTTAGCGCATGGAGGGCAGTACAGCCTAAGCGTGGTGCTCAATGGCAAGCACTCCAACCAGCGCACGGTATACGATACCCTGTGCTCCATACACGAATACCTAAACAAGCTGTTTGTCTACCCATCCGGAACCGGCTGGGCGGTATGCAGCATACAAACAAACGCGTCGCCCGGATATATCGACCGTGAGGAATCGCAATGGCTTTACGGGTCGAGCCTGACGATAGCTTACATCATCGATTAAGGAGGCAATTATGCCCGAAAAGAAAGTCATGCGCAAGGAGCTTGCGCAGTATTACGGCATCGGCTCCACGCCTACGTACAACCTCATGAATACCGGCTTTGTCAAACTGTCCGAGGAAAACAGCCCGCAAATGGACAACGTCGCGTATGTAGGCAACGCCAACGGCTCCCCCACTATCGTGGGCTATGAGGGCAAATGGGCGTATGAAGCGCAGTACATCGCAGGCAATGCGGTTTGCGATGACCTTGCGGAGATCGCCCGCACGCAGAAAACCGGCTCCGACTGCGAGCGTGTGCTCGTGGATGTCGACCTCAACAAAGAGGACAATACGGCCGCCGGAAGCTATTACGCCCGCAAAATGGTGATTGCTGTGGAGGCAACCGGCCCGAACGGCGATCCCAAACAGGTAACCAAGCTGACGGGCAACTTCCACCAGATTGGTGACATTGTCGAGGGGCTTTTCGCCCTGACCGGCAAAACGTTCACGGCTGGCACTTACACGCCCAAGGCGTAACAACACACGGGGAGCGGACAAAACCGCTCCCCTCGCGCAGTTAGGAGGATAACATGCGAGAAATTACGTTGCCGGTTGAAACCGCAAAAATCAAAATCAACGGTATGGTGTTTGAATTGCACATGTCCGATCTGGACATTTACAACCGCGCCCAAGAGATTCACCAGAAGTTTCAAAAATACAACGAGCGCCCCACGGATTCATTTCCGCCCGATGAAGTTCTTGCTGACTGCAACGAACTTGCGGGGTTTCTGGATTCGATGCTTGGCGACGGAGCTGTTGCCAGAATCAGCAAGGGCAAGCCGGTACGGATGGCAATGCTCTTCCGCTGGATTGACGTGATTGCCGAAGATGCAGCATCACATTATGCGGAGTTGGTCGAGGGTGAACACGATTGACCTTGAACGGCAGGGCGCACTACCATCTACATTAGAAAGCACAGACGGGAAGGAATACCCTATCGACCCTTCGTTTCGTGTGGTGCTGTCCTGTCTGCGTGTTTTAGCCGACCCCGACAAGCCGGAACTTGACAAGGTGGTATACCTTGCGTCCCGGTTTTTTTTGCGCCATCCACCGCCCGACATGAGCGAGTTGTTTCGGGGCTTTGTGCTTGGGGAAACGCAGGAAGAATCCGACGGGGAACAATACCTTGATTTTGCTTTGGACGCGGGCGTGATCTATGCCAGTTTTCGACAACAGTATGGAATCAACCTGTTACGCGATGAACTGCACTGGTTCGAATTTCGTGAGTTGCTTGCTGGGCTTAACGAGCAAACGCCTTTCGGGCAAAGGCTTGTGATACGCCAGCGCGATGTTGAGGACGTTGCCGAGCGCGATCGGGCGAAGTTTAGGACGATCAAAGAACGTCTTGCTATTAAACCCAAAGAAAGCCAGCGCGAAAAAGAACTTCGCGCAGAGCTAAACCGTAGACTGGAAGCCGGAGAAGACCCGGCTGACATCCTTAACGCGCTGAAGGAGGTGTAACCAATGGCGGCTGATTCTCGCGTGATATTTTCTACCGAGCTAGACGAAAGCGGCCTGAAACGTGGATTATCTCGCCTTGGTTCCTCCGTTGGCGTGATGGCCAAAGGTATGGGGCTTGCTCTTGGAGCGGTCGCGACTGGGTTGGGTGCGCTTGCAAAAAACGGAATGGCTTACAACAGCCAAATGGAGCAGTATACTACTAGCTTTACGACGATGCTTGGAAGCGCGAGCGCCGCACAGGCAAAGGTTGCAGAGCTAAAAGAGTATGCCGCGAAAACGCCGTTTGAAATGACCGACCTTGCCAATGCAACCAAGACCATCTTGGGTTTTGGTGTGGCAGAAGAACGGGCAGACACCGCCATGAAGCGAATGGGCGACATCAGCCAAGGCAATGCGGAGAAGTTTAACTCCCTGTCGCTGGTGTATGGACAGGTCGCCAGCACTGGGAAACTGATGGGGCAAGACCTGCTGCAAATGATTAATGCCGGGTTTAACCCATTGCAACAGATCGCCGAAAAGACAGGCGCGTCTATGGGCGACCTGAAAGCGGTAATGAGCGGAGACAAGACCTCCAAAGAGTTCCAAACGATGGTCAAAAATGCCCAGAAGGAAGTTAAGAAACTGGGCGAAAACGCTTCTCCGGCCGCAAAAATGCTTGCCCAAATCGGAACGGAGGGCGTTATTTCTGCTGATCTTGTCGACCAAGCTATGCAGATCGCCACCGAGAAGGGCGGGCTGTTCTACGGCGCAATGGATAAGCAAAGCAAAACCGCCGCCGGGCTTATCTCCACGCTGAAGGATAACCTAAACGCGTTGGGCGGGGATGCTTTTGCAGGGTTGTCAAACGCCGCCAAGGAACAGGCCATTCCGGCCGCACTTGCATACGTCGATCAAATGACCGAGGCGTTGCGCACTGGCGGCGTTAAAGGGCTGGTTTCCGAGGCCGGGAACGTGCTTGGCAGCGTTGTAGGCGATGCTTCGACCTTTGCCCCGCAGGCTATAAACATGGCGTTAGGGCTTATCCAATCGCTTGTGAGCGGCCTTAAAAAGAACGCGAGCAAGATTGCCAAGGGACTGGGAGAAACACTCAAGGCCGCGGCTATCGGGATGCTAAAGGCCGTTCCTGATATGCTATCAACGCTTCTGGAAATCGCGATGGAGCTTGTTTCATCGCTCGCAGACGCGCTGCCGGAAATACTACCAGAGCTGGTAGAATCCTTACTTGAGACGTTTGGTGATTTAATAACAAATGTGCCGCAACTGATCGCTATTGGAATAAAAGTCGCGGCCGCGTTGGTCATTGGAATTGTGGGGGGTATTGGGAAACTGCTTGGAAGCGTTGGCGACATGTTTACGTCCCTGTTTGGCGGCGTAAAAGTCAATGCGAAAGAAGTCCAGGATTACGTTGATCGCAAAACCTCCGGCTATGTTAAAGCCTATTCCGACACCAAGACCAAAATCGATGAACTAAAAACATCGATCAACGGCGGGCTTGCGGAGAACGATACCGACCTTGATAAAGCAATGGCATTGGTTGAAGCTCTAGAAGAAATGGGAAACCCCAAAGACCTCAACGAAAGCCAGCTCGCACAATACAAGGCCATCGTCGAACAGCTTAAAACAGACTGGCCGGACTTGGCTCCTTACATCGGGAAGAATGGCCTATTCAAACAAGATACCGACGCGATTAGGGAGCACATCAAGGAATTAGCCAAGGAAAAAGAGCTTGAATACCTGCTTGGAAAGCTCCCCGAAGCAAAAGAAGCGCAGGCGCAAGCACAGAAAGACCTTGACGAACGCAAGGCCGCCATTCTTGAGGAAATTACCCTTCTTAAGGAAAAAGAATCCATACAGAAGGCGATAGAATCCATCAGGGAGAAAGCCGCCAACGCGATAACCCAATCCACAAATTCATCCTCACCCGACGAAGATGCTAAAGTTATCCAGAACACGAAGTCCCTATTGGACGAATACGTCAAGGCCGGAGGTACGCTAGAAAGTATTAAGTCCCTTTTGGTCAATCCAGAAGATATTAACGTTTCTAGTTTTTCGTCGGCAACGGATGTACTTAGTGCGTTTCAAAAACTCGCCACTGACGGAAGTCTGCAAACTGACATCGCGAGCATCCAATCCGCTATCGACACGCTTACAAATGGGGGCACAACAGCAGAGGGTGTCACCATTCCCGCTCTTTCTGCGCTTGTAACACAGTGCGGAGAAGCGTCCGGGGTTGTGACTGGGTTACAGACGCAAATCGATGCGCTGTATGAGGTTCCAGAGGGCGAGGAAACCCCTGACAAGAAAACGCGCTCCATAAAAACCAATGTTGACGGAGACATTACAGAAACGGGCAAAGCGCTGGACGATGCAAAAACCAGCCTACATGATAAGGCTGTTGCGGTTCGAGATTCCATCACGTCCGGCCTGACCGGCGGGGAATCCGGCGGGGATTCCGAGACGGAAGCCGGTACTTCCGGCGATATTGCCGGGGCTGGCAGCTCGATCATTGACCAGTTTGCAAAGGGCATGGAGGATAACGACAGCATCAAGGGCGTAATCAAAAACAAAGTGCTTGCGTCTGTCAGCAACGCCCGCATAGGGACATGGCAACCCGCTTATTCGGTGGGGCAGTACCTTGTTTCCGGGATTGCGGCCGGGGCATCCAGCAAAAGCGGATTTCTTAACGTGACGCTTACGAAGATCATCAAGGACGCTGTGGACGCGGCAAAAAAAGCCGCTGGGATTAACAGCCCTTCCCGGTTGTTCCGTGACCAGGTTGGCGCACCAATCGCGGCGGGCATCGAAGTCGGCATAACTGGCCGCATGACCGGCGTGCTGGCAGCAATCAGTAAGTCGGTCGCGGAGAGCGCACAGGCTGGCAAGGCCGCTCTGGACAATACCCTGTTGGGGCGCGTCCAGTCGATCGCCGGTATTGGGTATGCGTATCCAAGCACTGGGGCAGTAAGCGCCGGGATAATGCGCGGTTCCGCGCTGCTGGCATACGGTTCGGCGGGAACGCCCGGCGAGGCGGGAACGACCATATACGCCCCGCAAACGATCAACTTTAACCGGGAAATGCAAGCCCCTGACGAAATAGCGCGGTCGATTAGGCGGCAAACGACATACGGATTGGCAGGTGCAAGGCGTTGAGCAAGATCACTGTGAAATTCACGCGGTCTGATGGCAAAACCATGTCGATTGACGATACTACGCTCGGCCTGATCGCTGCCAAGGGGCTTGACGCGGCCAATGTGGAAACCTTCACGCAAAAATCTGCCATTGGCGATGGCGACCTCGTAACCGGTCAACGGGTGGGCAGCAGAACGATTGAGTTTACTGCCCGCCCGCGTAATTCCGCGCTTAATGAGGTGCTTAAACGCGCATGGACAAGCTTTTTCACGGCAGGGCGTACTTACGACGTATGTGTAACCAGATACGGTAATAAGCGATATGCTGCCGGGTGCTACCTTGACAGTTTTGAAATCCCCACAGATAACCAGTACAAGCCCATCACGCTCAAGATCAGCCTGCTCATGCCGGAAGGATACTGGCTATCGGTGGACAGTTTCGGCAAAAATATCGCGGGCGTGGATGGCCGGGCAGGGTGGCCGTGGATAGCGCAGGAAGGATATGGACGGATTTACGGCATCTACTCCTACGCCGGCACGGTTGCCCTCGATAATGACGGGGACGCAGAAGCGTACTGTATGGCCGTTTTTACGGCGCAGGGAACCGTTACAAACCCGAAACTGATAGCCGGCGACGGGTACGTCCGGGTGCTCACGACGCTAAACGATGGCGATGTAATGATTATTGACGGGAAAACCAAATCGGTTACCATCAACGGCGCAAACGCGGCTACCCTTGTCGACAAAGCTTCCAGTTTTGCCGGAATCGTGTTCGGGCTAGGCACAAACACCATCGGTTTCACCGCCGATGTAGGCAGCAACGTGGTCGCCGTGACCGTGTACTACAACAAGCGATATATGGGGGCGTGATGCGATGGAGCTGTTTGGTCTGGATGCATCCCGCGCTACCGTAAAGCGGTTACAGTGCATTAACATCCAATGGAACCGCAGGTATTACGAAGCTGGGGACTACGCCTTGCAAATGCGGGCAGAGGATTGGGATTCCCGGATTGCTTACATCTACACCGCAGAACGCCCCGAAGTTGGCATGGTGCAAAAGGTTGAGGCCGTTCACGACGTAAAAGGCGACTTTGTGAACGTGAGCGGGTTTTTTCTTGAGGGCATGTTCAACTGGAAGGTCATATGGTACCGGAAAGCGGTCGACGGGAACGTTGCCGACGCTTGCCGCCAGCTCATGACCACCTATATGACTTACCTCGGCAACTTAACGCTTACAATCCCGGCGGGTGACCCTATCGGAGATCCTGACACGTTCGAGTTTGAGGGGCAGGTGCTCGGCGATTCCACCTATGGCGCGTTAAAGCTGCAAGAGCTAAGCCAGCGCATAAAGTGGGATAAGACTACAAACGTGCTGTCTTATGAGGTCTGGCAGGGGCTTGACCGGACGCAGAGCCAGAGCACAAACGCATATGCGGTATTCTCGCAGGACAACGGCACGGTCGACAGTCTAACCCTTACAGTTGACAGTAGCGACTATTTTAATTGCGCTCATGTGGTGTATGGCGACGATGTGCATACAGAGGTTTACAACCTCGTCAACCTGACGGACGCGCGGCACTGGATGTATATCACGTCCGACATCAACGAGAGCGATTACCCCACCAATGCAAAATTTGTCGCGGCGGTCAAACACGCCGCCCTGCTGGAACTGCAAAAGCACGCGAACATTGTCAACATAGACGCGCAAGTCATCCAGCACAACATGCATTACCTGGTAGATTACGATCTTGGCGACAAATGCAACGTGCGCGACGATAAAACCGGGCTTGCGTATGAAACGCGCATCATCGAGGTTAATGAGGTGTGGAAGGACAACACCCACGCCGTAGCCCTGCAATTCGGAGACAAATTGCCCGTAGGGGTTTAAGGAGATGGCAATATGGCGGTATCGTGGCCGTTTAATTCTACTGTAACGCAGGACACCGAGGGGAATCCGATTTACAGCCGAGCATACAGCGCGGATGTGATTGCGCGGATACTTAGTAAGTATTTCCGCAACGGTGTTTTCTCCGACGATGTTTCCAGTTTGCAAGTGCTGGAATCCGACGGTATGACTGTGGACGTGCAGCCCGGCGACGCTCTTATTAATGGGCATCACTTTTATGAGGAATCTGTGCGCACCCTGACAGTACAGGCGGCGAGCGCGACGCTCGACCGGATTGATACGGTCGTTTTGCGCCTAAATCTAGCCGTGGACGCGCTGACGATCGACTTGTATGTGGTGCAAGGGACAGC